GCAAATTGATAATCGTACCAATCAGTGGGATAAATATAAAAAATATACAAATCCATATGAATATATTCATTCTATTATACCAAACACTAAACAATCAATTTCTACACTAAAACCAATCTCGCGATCCTTTTTTAAAATGATCGAAATTTGTCATACATTATCATTAATTGATTTACTTCCTTTGACATCATGTAAAAGTTTTCATTTGGCCGAAGGTCCTGGCGGTTTTATTGAAGCACTTACTTTTATGAGAAAAAATACAAAAGATACTTATTATGGTATGACTTTAATTGACGAGATCAATCACAATGTTCCTGGATGGAATAAAAGTAAACATTTTTTATTAAATAATCCAAATGTAATTATTGAAAAAGGAATTCAAGGCACTGGAGATTTAACCAAAGCAGAAAATCTCAAATATTGTTATGATACATACAACGGGCAAATGGATATTATTACTGGAGATGGGGGATTTGATTTTACACTACAATATCCAAACCAAGAACAAATTAGCACAAGGCTAATAATGTGTCAAATCGCATTCGCCATTGCTATGCAAAAACCAAAGGGAACTTTTATTTTAAAAATGTATGATACATTTACACGTTTTTCCCTTGATTTATTATACCTATTATCTAATTTATACGAACAAGTATATTTTATTAAACCTAATACGAGTCGTATTGCAAATTCCGAAAAATATATTGTATGCAAGGGATTTCGCAATATAAATACATTTGATATTGTTATAAAATTTTATAAAATTTTATTAACCAACGATTCCATTATTGGGACATTATTTAATTTTGACTTACCTTATTTTTTTACAAATAAAGTTGAGGAATATAATTCTATATTAGGACAACAACAAATCGATTCCATTGTATCAACCATCTATTTAATTGATAATACAAATAAATACGATAAAATAGAACATATGAAAAAAAAAAATATACAAAAATGTATTAACTGGTGTCAAATGCACAACATTCCATGTAATATTATTTTACAAAATAATAATATTTTTCTTAATAGCGTAAATAGAAAATTTATATAATTTTTCGAAAATACATAAAGATATATATGTATTTTTATTTAAATGGATAAATATCTAAATATTTTTAATTTAATAAAAGGTGAAAGAAAAAAGGAAAGATTTGATATTATTTTAGAACCATTACAATCAATTACTCAACTCGCTTTTATCTCTTTTTGTCCAAAGGGCAGTAAATTAACCATCTCTAATAATTTACTTTCTATACAGGAGCCAAATTGGTTTCAAGGATTGTTGCGGTCTTATAATAACGATGTAAAAGAAGATTTATTTTTCCTGTTTAATGCGATTATTCGGTTTAATAAATTTTATATTTTTATGAAAAATGAAACAAATGAAACAAATGAATTTTGTGATTTATTTGACCTATTAATACAACTAAGTAAACGCGGAGTTGATAAATTGATGCAAACCTATTCTACGACCGACCAGCCATCCTTACTACATACATTACAATTATATCGCGTATTACTAGATAACCCTAATATTTTGTCCCAAAATGAAGAACACGTCCTTAATAAACGTCATTGCGATAGTAATGTTAGCGGCATTGGCGTTAGTAATAATAATGTTGATGATATTTTTATTAATATACGTACAATTTATTCAACGCATGAATTTATTATTCTGTATCAAACATTAATTCTATTAGAAAAAAATCCTCAACACTATGATATTTATTTACAGGGAATCAATACAATGTTTTCTATAAATTATAATAAAATTCAAAAATGGGTAAGCGATAATATTGTTTTTTAGGTTTATTCATATCAACTCTCTCGCTTGTATAAATGTAATACATTATTTTCTCCAATCGAAAATAATTGATGTTTTCTACAAACTTACAAAAAATTGAAAATAAAAAATACTTTTATACAATACGATAACAACCAACCATTTACAATCATCATGAGTTCATCTATGATTAGCACGTCCAACTCTATTCACATCGCAAATGAGATGTATGAACGAGAAAACAATTTCCGAGAAAAAAAACAAGTTATAATTCCTCCTATGCGATACGATTTGGCACAAGGAACCAGCGACTCAGTTATTCAACATTTAAATAGTTTAAGCATTTCACTTACATGCCCCTCGGCTAAAAAAGTTGAGATTTTCAAGCAAGTCCTCCTTAATCGAGGAAAAAAACACCTCACCACCATTGGATACATTCCAGCTCCACCAAATTCAAATATCACCCGTCAAGTGATCGGCAAGGATGGATATTTCTTTAAGATGACTACCGCACTATGTAACGTGGACTTCATATGGCATGACGTTCCGAATAAAGTGTTTCTCTTCTGGGGATCTTCTACCTTCAATGTCGTCAAGGCACTCAACTCAATTCGATGGCGCATCCACAAAAATTACTTGCACGAACACGAGTTAATCTCGAAAGGTATCCATTATGATGTAGAATATATTTCTGACGATGATCTCAACGAAGGAGATGAAGACGACCGCGCGGATGCCTAGTTACACATATGCTTTAATAAATTATAAAAAAAACCAAAGATGAAAATCTTTTTTATTTTTATTTTTTATTTTTTATTCTAATATACAAATACTATAATCGGTAGTCGATTGTAACGGACAATGATTTTTTGAACCATTTTTTCTATTAAAAACAACCTTTTGTGGTTTATATTTATTAACATAAGAAGGACTTGGCTCAGTTTGATAACGTCCGTTATTAATATTTACCGCGCCTGAAGCAGAATTGTATGCTGCACCATTATTGTTTAATGTATTATATTTTAGACGAGAAATACGCGAACCAGACGATACACCGCCGTCTTGGGCATATTGTATATTGCTCGGTTTATAAATTGTTTTATTACATTTATTTTGGTATTGATTCATAGCGCAATTTTTTGCTTCATATACTTGCGCTCCTATAGGAGAATCAGTAGGATTTATAGGAATTCCTGTATTTGAAAAATATTTTATTGAACTTATTCTTTTAGTGCTTACATTTTGTGGATAAGTATAACAACGAGATTGTAAGTAAGCCGCCGATGTATCTTTATATTCACCCTCAGATACATTTGTTTTACATTTTCGGCAGAGTGAGATATCATTTATAACATTCGTATTTATTGACGCCGCGCCATCACATGTATTACACTGAATCGCCGTCGAAACAACCTTATTACTACTACCCGGTCGATCCATCGGCATTCCAATCGCCGTATTTCTATTTTTACCTAAAGTTGATTGATATTGCTTACGCCATTGTGCTAATGGACGTGCCATAAACCTTGTTCCACTCATTGATGACGGAAATGTATATAATGGTAAAATTTCTTGATAATTATTCATTTATATAATATATATTATTTCAGTATATATTATATATTAACAAGTCCCATTATAGTTTTTGATATTCTTTGTTATAAAGAAAACACCGAGTTATACCAATTTCCGTTTAGATTTTGAATTACATTTTTATTATTTTCTCTATAAAACATTATCCATATGTCGCAATTACCGCTACCGCAAATTATATATTTACATTTTGACATTATAATTGTTATAGCTAAGTATTTTTGTGAAAATTCATAATTTTGAGAGCTCATTACTTTATCAACTGTATCATTACATTTTTTCATATGTCTTATTTCATCATTAAAATAAAAAGAGTTATTTGGAAACTTATTTGTAATTAATTCTATAAATTCGGTTTCATCACTTTGAACTAAAAAAACTATTTTTGGATTTTTTTCTAGTATTTGATAAGCATAGATTAAATACTCATCATAACTACATTTTTGTGTTTCAGTCATTTTATCATTTCCTCTATAAAATAATACACAAATATTTTCATAGATTAAATTATATTTTTCTTCTATAGTATTAATAATTTCGTTAATTTTCACTGATGGAGAAAAATATTTTTTAATTAAAGGAGTTATACATCTATAATCTAAACCAGAATAATCAGCATGTTGGTAACTCCAATGATAATTTATAGGATGTATTATATTAATATCTGTTACATTATTATAATTTTCAAAATAATCAAATGTAATATCTTTATTTCGATTTTCATCATTTTTATACCAACTAAATTGTTCAGAACTATCTATAAGAGGAAATTTTCTTTCCGAATTAATAAAATCTACAATATCACTTAGTTTTACAGAACAACAAGAGAAAAACCCAGAATTATGTGTCAATTTAATCATATTATACTATTAATAATATCTTTTAAATTATTAAATTTATTAACTTATTAAATTTATTAACTTATTAAATTTATTAACTTATTAAATTTATTAACTTATTAAATTGTATTATTTCCAGATATTCTTATTGAAATACATACTGATACTTTGATTTTAAAAAATACGGCGTAGACGATGCACCCATATATTTAGAAGCAGTTGTCCCAAATATTTCTTTATACGATGCCGCATTTTTATTTATGGTGTTTAATTTTAAACGTACAATCCTTGAACTACTATCAACTGCTCCTTGTTGCGAAAATGGTCTATTATTTGGTTTATATATGGTTTGGCATATGTTACCATTATAACAATTTTCTGTATGTCTTACTTGAGGACCATTTGATGCATCCGTCGGATGAAGAAGATTATTTGATTCGTCCAAATATATTATAGTAGAAACCGGCAAGGCTGTTAAATTTTGTTTATATAAATTATTACGAGCACGTAAATATGCTCTACTATCTTTATAGTATGTTTTGCTTATAATCGTAGAAGCGGATTTAATGCGATTTTTTTCAGGATTACATCCATTCATTAGGCAATCATTTTTAATAAAATGTGTATCATTCACTTTTACAATATTTTCTTTTATTCCTGTCCCATTATCTTCATTATTTAATAAGCAATTTGTATTTGTGATTACATTCCCTAAATAAATAGAACCACCCGGCGTATCCATTGGCATTCCAATCCCAGCTCTGCGATTTATTCCTCCGCTATTATCATTAGGTATTAATTTTTTACGCCAATGATTTATTGGTTGAGCCTTAAATGCCGGTCCAGCTGCATTTAAATCAGGCCTAGAATTTGAAGGAACTACGCTATTTGTTGATAATCCTTTCCATGATATATAAGGAGATATCGGTAATAAGGCCATCTTTTATTATATAGAGAGATATTTTAGAAATTAACTTTGTTTATAATATAATGATACTTGTGAAAACTCTTATTTTTTTACTTCTTATACTTATTATTTCACATATTCATAAAAAATGGCATGATAGAAATAATCAAAGAGAAGGATTTAATCACAAAATATCAAATAAAAAACAATCCGACAAACTAACAAAAACATCAGAAAACCAACCTGCTATTGTTAATAAAATAAAGGAATTTAAACTCGACGGAGATATGAATGATTTACAGGATAAATTACAAGAATTACTTACATTAAGCGATGCTAGCACAAAAATAAACAACGAAATAACGCAACAAAAATAAAATTTAGAAAATATACATATAATATAAATGAAAATGCCAACTCAATTTGGAACCGCAAGCAAAGAAGGAGGTGCAGAAACATTACAGACTACGATATTAGGGCCTGATTATGATTATAGTTCAAAGATTAAAGCTCCTGACCAAATGGGTATGAGTGGAGAAGGAACTTTTGGAGCATTAGCAAATGATATTTCTGGACTAATGGGATATGTTGATTTATTAGTTTCAGGAAAATGTAAATTAGGAACATGTGCGAGTAACCCTCCTCGTCCTTTAGGGTCAAAATTTTTTGTAGAAACTCCAGTACAATGTACGGACAAAGCTACCGAGAAAAGTGTCAAGCGGTCTATTTATATAAATAATGTTCCCGATGGTTCGATCCCTTTTATATCAGATGGTGCAGGTTTACGATTTGACTCATTTACTGGATTATTACCTGGAGTAATGAGTAATATATCCCAAATAAATCCGATGAAAATATTAACTGCATTCACGTCAGGACCTAGTTCAACATGCCAAGCAATAACCATGCCAACGATTGATTCTAATGATAAACAAGGGGTTGCAACTGCATATGTCACTAATAAGGATATTAGTCCTATGAACCCATTATGGTTTTCTGTTCCTGGTAACGCGAAGCCATCGAGAGAACAATTAAAAGAATTGAATGATGATGAAGAAGGTTTTACTGGAATAAAAAGCAAAAGTTCTTTAATTCAACCAACAACATTGAATGGGTCAAAAGTCGATTATAGCAAATTGCCCGATAATTTACTAATACAATTTTATATTAGTTCCTTGGGATTATTGGGGTTATATATGTTTTTAAAAATAATATTTAAAACCAGAAAAATACAACGATGAATAGTTAAAATAATAATTGTCTGTTATAATTATTATTTGCTTACATACGTCTTGCCGTTCTTTTCCTGCTTTTCCTGCTTTTTTTACCTTTCTTGCTTTTCTTGCTTTTTTTGCTTTTTTTGCTTTTCTTACGCAATCTTCTCGTTTTTCTTCTCGTTTTTCTTCTGCCACCAACCATGATGTCTTCATTCACGAGCCCTTCTAGTTTCTTTTCATCTTTTTCTTTTTGTTTATTTACCTGTTTATTTAATGTATTTTTAAATGCTGCCTTTTCTCCTACTTCACCTGCAATATTCTGAATACGATTTAATATGTTTTCATTTAAATTAGCTCTTGTGTTAGTGATACCATTTACTAAATTATCTTTAAATTCTTCCCCTTTACTATTTATTCCATTCATAAAACCCACAAGTCCCTTTTCACCTTCACTCTTCTCCGGTACACATCCATCCGGACATTTTTTTTCTATTTTATTATTCATATCTAAATTATTATCCACATCTATTTTATTCTCCATAGCTAAATTATTATTCATATTATTGTTTTCCATTTATATTAACATTATATTTAAATTGCGCCCTTTTTTCTTGGAGCAATAGAACCACTTCCACGACAACGCGCTAAAGCTGTTTTTATCGTTGTTTGGTCTGGTCCGCTAAAAGAAAAGGTTTCCGTATTAATTCGATTTGTGCTTCCCTTTCCAGTTGCTTCAATTGTTTTCATATTAATATGCTGCGAACTAGTACGCGACGCCGAAGTTCCATACCATTTTTTTTTAGGCATCAATTCATTACCCCCTACACTATCTACATTTTTGTTTACATTTTTATTATAAGCCATACGTGACATTGAAAAAAAATTGCCTTGACTCATAGTAGCAGGCTTAAACGGCATACCCATTGTAACATTTGATTGATTGTTTGGAATATTTTGTTTATGAGGTATAGAACTCGCCCCATTTGTTTCTGAAGAGATACTCATTTATATATTATCTTTATTATAATATTGTATTTATACGTTTAACTTCTCACTCTGCTCAATGCTTGGCTAACAGTAGAACCATTCGCTCCTCCAAAACTAGAATCATTGTATGTTTTATTGTTCGCCGATAACTTTCTATATTTTATATAATCAGAACTATCAGAAACATATTTTTGATTTCCACTATAAAATGCTGATCCTTCGGCAATTCCTCCCCCATTAGCATGTAACCGAGATACCATACTATTTCCTCCTACTTGGTTAATGGGACGTCCTAATAGAGGGGAAGGCGCCGAATTAAACGTTCCGGCAGTATCCCCTAGATTGAAATAACGTCTAAAAGGTGTTATAACTTGTGGATTATTTGGAAAATGTGTATTCCCTGCCATACGTACTAAAGTTGACCGAATATAACTACGTTGCCCGCCACCTTCCATGCCAGAACCACCAGCACGACCGCCACTAGCCCCGCTTCCTAATAATCCTCCTTTGGGTTGTCCTCCCGGAATTCCACCGCCTAACATACTTGGAAAAGTATCATTAATAAACCCAGACATCTTATATACATTATAAATAAAATAATTAGTTTATGTTATTTATATAAATCCACGTTTATCTTTCAATGTTTTAGATTAAAAAACTTTAGATTTTGGAAAAATATCAGATAGCATCTTTTTTTTATTATGATCGGTTAAGTCATAATTCGAGGAGCAATATTCATTGAAATTAATTCTTGAAACATTAATTTACACGCATAAGGTAATTCTACATAATCAAAATCAGACCGATTATCACATGTTTTACAATAATGGATATGCATTTTATCATTATAAGCGGCAATTAAACCACATCGTTTACACACGTGAACCTTAAACGCATCTGATACATCATACAATCTCTCTTTTGTAAAACGTGACGCTCCATGAGAGCACATACAATCACGTTCCATTTCACCAAATCGCAGTCCCCCGTCTTTAGAACGCCCTTCTGCTGGCTGACGCGTTAAATTTACCATTGGACCAATACTTCGGCTATGATGTTTATCCGAAACCATGTGCTTCAATCTCTGATAAAACACTGGACCAACAAATATTGATGTTTCTATTTGTTCTCCGGTTAATCCATTGTATAAAAGTTCATTGCCATTTGATTCATATCCTACCTTTTGTAATTCTTTACAAATATCCTTTATATCAAACTTACCAAAACTAGTTCCATCTCCAAATAACCCTAATTCTAACAATGTTTTACCCAACACAGTTTCCTTCAATTGTGCTATAGTCATGCGCGATGGAATCGCATGAGGATTTATAATAATATCTGGCTTCACTCCGCTTGGCAAAAACGGCATATCACATTCTGGTATAATATTTCCAATAGTGCCTTTTTGCCCGTGACGACTACTAAATTTATCACCAATTATTGGTTTTCGAATTGTACGCAACCTAACTTTACAAAAATTATATCCGTCTCCATTACGTTCTATATAATTTTTATCGATATAAGTTTCTTCGGTCGTACGATAAATCCTACTTTGGTCTTCATACTTAATCTTTTTTGTATGATCATTGCGTGCTTCTTTTATCGGCAATACTTTAGAAATAATAATATCTCGATTCTCTACCAAACTATTCTCTGGTATAACACCTGATTCATTTACATTATCATAATTTCCGAATTTCATGCCTTTCGTTTTTGATGCGTCAGGCTTACACCTGATTTCTTCATCTCCATGTATTTTCTTATCTTCGTCCTTTTCTGTATGATAAATTGTTGCTTGAAATAATCCGCGGTCTATTGACCCTTTATTAAATAAAATACTATCTTCTTGATTATACCCAGTATGCGTCATAATTGCTACAATCACTTGACACCCAGATGGAATCTTATTCAATTCAATCATATTCATCACCCTTGTTTCTACCAACGGACGCATTGGATATGTTAGCACATACGCCGTCTTGTCCATTCGATTGTCATAATTAGTTACATACATACCCATCGCTTGTTTCCCCATAGCACATTGATATGTATTACGAGGAGATTGATTATGTTCTGGAAATGGAATACACGATGCCAAAATTCCAAAAATAGTGCTTGGATGAATTTCGCAATGAGTATACTTATATATGAATTGCTCATTTTTTGTTAGATGAATCGGTTCCATAGCTATCATACTCATATTCTGTTCTGCTGCATCAACATATTCTATTACACTTTCATTAATAAGACAATCCGTAAATAAATCTTCCCATGCCAATTCTTTTTTTTGTAGTTTTACAATAATATCTTTTGTAATAATTAATTTATTATCTTTTACACGAAGCAATGGACGAACTAATCTGCCAGAATCATTACATACTCGGATTTCTCTACGACGTATATCAAATATAATTGAGGTATAAATATTAATAATACCCTTGTATTTTTTTAACTTCAATGACGCATACAGCTCAACTGGATTATTCACAATTCCTAACCAAGAACCATTTATAAATACCTTTACTTTATTATACATTTCAGTTTCACTTAATTTATCGATTTGTACAACAAATGGTTCAACAAAATCATAAAGGGAATTACTATTACAAGGAATAGTGATTCTAGCCATATAGCTTAGATTTTTTACGACACCTACACTTCCGCCTTCAGGCGTTTCTGCCGGACACAAAAACCCCCACGACGTACTATGCAATTTACGCGGCGGGATTAATTTCCCATTTTTATCAATTGGCGTATTTACACGCCTCAAATGGCTTAAACTTGAAATATAAGTTAGACGATTCAATACTTGAGCTACGCCAACCTTATTGCTATTTACTTGCTTTACACCAAAATCACCCGTCGCAAGAGCCCGTTTAATGCCGTTTTCTATTGTCGTTGGTTTCACTATCTTATAAATATTCGTCATGTTTATAATTGACTCATAATCATTTGTTGAACGCCACGACCCATTATTTATTTCACGTATAGTTTGCTTTTGTAAATCTTTTACCATCTTGTTGAAATAATTACGAAACAGATTATTCAAAAGTGTTCCAGTTAAATCTACGCGCTTATTTACAAATGAATCGCGATCACTTAGTGGTTCCAATCCTAAACTACATTTCAATAGACAATTTGTCATATATCCTAGAAAGTATATTTTCTGTTCTGTAGTTCTACAATGCGGAAACAAATCATTATTCAATACTTCTAATGCGAAATTCTTTTTCATTAGAATACTCTTCTCTTTCTCTATCCCTGCATGCGTTGTAAACATAATATTTCCGATAATTTGTTTCATAGCACATTCGTGTGTTATTATTTTATTAGATTCTACGATAGACGCTTGAATACAACGCATTAATTTATCAGTCGTTTCATTATTAATATCCAATACAATCTTACTACAAATATCTTCATCACTAATAACACCTAGTGCTCTAAAAACAACAAATAGTGGAATCGGATTTTTTAAACGTGGAATTTGTAACCACATTCCGTTACCAAATCCATTATTTTTAGTAGCTATCATTAATGATAGCTGCTTGGGAGAAATACATTTATAATCAGGCACTGACTTAATCTCGGCAGACCAACTCCATTTACTATTGTTTTTTGAAATATTAAAACATTGAACAAGATTTTCGGCCGCTCGTTCTTGTCCTATTACAGTTTTCTCAGACCCATTAACTATAAAATAACCACCAGAATCCATACGACATTCCCCACTTACATTATTTGGAATGTGTTTATATTGTTCCAAAATACAAATACTTGATTTTAACATAATTGGCATTTTTCCAATATGAATATTATGTAGCACTTTATTGAATGTATGCGTTTGTTCTAACATAACTCCACTACGCACTACAAATTTTATATTTAAATCAATTGTCATCTCACCTGCATATGTAAAATTTCGGTCACGGGCTTCTTGCGGAAACATATTTTTAGTAGCACCATTAATTTCATGAATTTGGGCACGATATATATTAAAATTTTCACAATTTACAAACATTTCAAGACGATATTTATTAACATCCTTATCCAAATCTTGCTCCGAACAAATATGAATAGGATTAAACATAGTAATTGTTCTAGGAACCTGATATTGAATAAAATCATTATAAGATTCGGTTTGATGTTCTGTTAAGCGTTTCAAATGCATTCCACTGAAACATGAGTTAATGATAATATGCGGGTCTTCAATGTATTTGGTAACATCAATTTCTGGCGATTCCATTTTAGTTGATTCCATTGAAGTATGTATTTTACATTGAACCATAAGCTAATAATATAATTCAATTTATTTTTAAATTGTTATATTATATAATGACATTAACGGGGTATATACTACAAACAGGTGGAAAAAAATCAAAAAAAATAAAAAAAAAGAAGTCTAGCACAAGTAAGAAGAGCACAGGTAAGAAAAGTAAGAGCAGATCTAAGAAAAGTAAGAAGAGCACAGGTAAGAAAAGTAAGAAGAGCACAAGTAAGAAAAGTAAGAGCAGATCTAAGAAAAGT